ATTATGGAAACAGATATATATATTACAATCGAACCAAAATCATGGGATCAATCCAAACTTCATTTATTTAAAGAAATAGATGGCTATGGAAAAACAATCCTGGAATTTTATGATAAATCAACACTTATTCTCTCAGAAATAATCGGAATATTGGAAAATCATTTTCCATGTATTTTAAATGATCATATAATAATTTGGTCATCATCTCATGGAACAATGTTTACAGACGGTAGAGTAATTAAAAAACTTACAATATCTTAATGACCTTCCTTGATCCATAATTCCAACCCAACTTTCAATAAATACAATTCCTGAGAAGCCGTAGCGTTCTGAAACTTCAAACTAATTTGAGGATTCTGAATGTCGGTTCCAATCAAATGTCTTCTGAACTCTTCTCCTGCATTTTCAACTAGCATACTTAATGTAATGGCAGTCCCGGCCACCCCGTTTCTATATGGTGTCACTGTCACATTGCCAGCACTTTGCGCTTTGACCATTAGAAGTAATCGTCTTAACTGCAACCAGTATGCACCGAAATTGATTTCCATCGTTGCATAGGCATCAATAGCCGTTGAAACATCGTTTGTTGTTGTATTGAGCCTATAAGTCTTGCCATCATCAACACCACCACCATATTGAAGAATAGGAATAGCTCCGCTTGCTGCTTCCACTTCTGTAAAACACGATAATTCTTGAGCAGGAGTATCAAAACTCCAAGTTTTATCCGTTAAATCAAAGACAGGGAATATATTAGGTACTGTGGCACTTGCACCACACACGAGACCTAACCTCAGAACATTGTCGGCAGAATCATATTCAAGCCACATATCATCTTCTTTTCCTGCCTGAATACAGGTGGTCGTTTGTTTTGGATCAAAGTAATTCTGTATATCATCTGATATGATCGTGACCGTCCTTCCGTCAGAAGCACACACACCATAATGACTAAGAAAAAAGGCGAGGGTCTTGATAGTTTCGTCTGTAGCCGTTGAAGTTAAAACACCGTCCACCACTACAGCACTCTTCGCATTAAATGTGCCAATTTTACTTGATAATACCAGTTTACCAAATGTTGTAGGGGAATACCCTTCAAACAAGGTCAAGCAACCTCCTTCATAGCCTTGTTCTTTTTGCCATACCATAAGTTCATTATGGAACCGTTTTTGACAAACTACCTTATTACTTCTCCCATCTCCTGCTTCAAGTATTCCAAAGTCATTTCCATTTAGTTGTAAGGGCTCATCTTTTCCTGATACATACAAAAATTGGTTAGCATAACTATAAACTATTCTATCCTGCCATGAACAAGATGTTTTGCCTGCTACGCCAGCCTCAGTGATATCGAAATAAGGCATGGTGTAAATGTCAATAATGACATCGTCACTTATGGTCCCGCTTACCTCGAAATAGTACCAGTAACTATAATAATTAGCCCCTTGAAACTGTACTGGCTCAGCCGCTTTTCTAGGGAAAGTTACCCATCCGGGGTTTTGAATACCATTGGTTTCATCTGTCACGGTTCCACAAGAAGTGAATCCTGCCCCTGTCCATGTAAGTACGGCGTCAATAGTGATAGCAGCCGTAAGGTTTGGTTTATTGCCAGGATCAACATAGAAACCTACAATCGGATCAGCGCTATTGAAATACAGCTTATGAGTTGCTGCCATAGAGTCTATTTCAATGTTGCTACCCGCAAAGGTAAAAAACTCCGTTGCTGTGGCATTATCAAATCTTGCTTCTACTGCATAAGGGGGATCCCCATCCCAAACATTGACAATTGATTGAAATGCACTTCCATAAGTTACGGATGTGATCTGCACTTCAGCATCTAACTGAGTGGCTGTTTCCCACCTGTACCAGAACCCTGATTTACCAAAAGCGTAATGAGATATTTCATCAGATGGATGAGTCCATATCATAGAACCTGTTTGACCAAGGGTAGCTCCAGAAAGGATAGTTCCATCTGCTTCTGTAGTATCAGCCCATGTGCCATCACTCTTTCGGTATTTTAAGGTCCCCACCGCAGCCGTACCATTAGGTTTACTGGTTCCAAATGTCCACGTTAAACGGTTAGCCGGGATAGGGGTATTGATATAAATACACTCAAAAGCAGCGATAGTATTAAGGCTGGAAAGGTTTGCGTAAGTGGTTGCCTGCCCATCCGTAACGTCGTAAGTATAATCATACCCGTTTTCGGGTATATCGGGTGGCGCGACAGAAGCATGATCATACTTAATAAACGCTTTAACATAATTAGCCGTTCCTGCATAAATCTGATGTTGGTCAACACCGTTTGAATAAACTAATAGGTCATCTAACTCTGCCCATGATGCAGGAATAGGAGATGCAGATCCACTGTGAACTTCACTTCCAAATGTGGTGTTTGCAGTTGGGGGATTATTGGTAGCTTCCAGAACATCGTTGTCACTATCCTGTCTAAAGAAATGACGTTCTGTTATTTTACCTTTAGAGAATTGATGAAGGGTAAGAGTTTTTAAGGCAGCATCAGCGGTAGTGTTAAACTCTGCCTGACCAGCCCTTTGAACAAGTCCCGGATGTCTGTTTCTCATGTTCTGAACCATTGAGAAACCACCAGACGGTATCAATGCCCTTTCGTGAACAGTATCAGCACCACCTCTGAATGGTACGGCACTTATGTTCCCAATCTGTTTTTTACCAGGTTTTCGTTCTGCCATTACCTTCGTGCCTTAAAACTAACTTTCCATTTTCTTTGATTCAGGTGAGGATTAATATTAGCAGCCTCGCGTCTTACAACCCTATCCCACCATTGAAAGAAAGCGTCACCGAAATTAGGTTCACTATCTCTGTACTTATACAACCATGCAGCGTACTTGATTATAGCTTCCATGTTTTGATCTCTGAATTTGTAAGAACCGTAGTCACTGTAAACTGGGTCGGGCCGTGCAATGTATTCAAGAGTTATGATATGGCCAGCTGTTTTAGGTGGAGGATCTATGATGAGTTCTAATCGTCCCTGTGGTTGGATAACGTAAGGATCTGTCGAGGTCCAATCATTATTGGTCCCACCAAATAAGGCACTCTTCAATGCAGTCGTAGTTGTAATGGATAACACAACTCCGCTTGACCCATCTCCTGTGTTATAGATTACATCTCCTTTATTGGTATAATCCGTTGTAAGAAATAAACCTGAGGTATCCGTAAGGATACATTCTCCACCAGAAGCGGCCCCATCAGATGTAGCGGTTCCTGTGATTTGGCTATAAAGTTTTCTTTTATCCCGGATAGAAAACGAACCTGGCATAGTGGATGTGCTAACTTTCTTGATTTCATAGAGTAATGGCGTTCCTGATGTTCCGGTCCATCCTGTAGAAGTCAATCCAATATTACTGTAAACCGTAATGGTATCATCCGTATTGGTTCCCGTTGAAGCATCACCAATATAAGCCCACTCGATATCGCCACTCGTATGGGTAACGATAATCTTATAGATAGCTGTCCCGGGTGCAGCCGTTTCCCAATCTGAAAAGTCTTGGCCAATATCCTTAAATGTAGTGGTAGCCCTCGTCATGGTGCTTTGATTGATATCGTATGTTCTGGAATAGTTTGAGAAAGCAATATCCTGATAATCTTTATAATAAAGGGGAGAATCGGATGACCCGTTACTATACCTAATAAAATAACGGTTATTATTCATCATGAATAATCTTGAGAAATTGGATTTCAGGACATAGTTTTCCTGTTCTGCAACAGTCTGTAGCTTTTGAAAATCTGTTAGAGTCCGGGTTCTGTCATTGAACTCTTTAGCTCCTTCATACAAATTATCGTATGAGGTTCTAGTATCCAGCCATGTTCCAGTCGTCTCCTCGTCAAGGAGTTGTCTTAATCGGCGTAAGTAATCTGATCCATCCATTATTTATCACCTTCCGGCTTCTAATTCTTCCAGGCTCTTCTCGCTTTTATAAGTCCCGTAACTATGATCTTTCCGGTAATATTCCATGTTAGTCGGTGCATCTATGATCTTGCCAAGAATCTTGGCTACTTTATCAGCTTGATTTCGGCTAATCTTACCGCCAACATGACTGATATTAAATTTAGATAGAATACTATCACAATCCGAATTTACCTTGATGATTGGTTCTATACGTCTTTTAGCCTCTTCATGAGCACTCACAAGACCTTTCTTCATCTCGGTACGGCTAAACATGGAATCACCAATTTGGTCTGTAAGGTCTTTGTAAATTCCAGCCAAAGTATCAAAATCTTTACCGTTAATTTTCGGTTTTGACTTTAAGATGGAACTCAATCTTTCAATAAGCCTTTTGTTCTCTTCCTTTACCCGGGGGATTTCATGGTCTGGGATCATGTTTTTACTGATACGGTTCTCGTTTCGCTCTATCTCGTATCTCAGGTCATTGATCTTGTTTTCAAAATACCATGCCGGGAATTCGGACGTGATTTTACCTTCTGCCATTTTGCCCTTTCTGTCAGGACTGCCGAAAAACTCAATTTTGTCTAATGACATAAAAATCTCCTCTATTTCTTTTTTAAACAATTTGGGTTAAATAATAACCAGCTTCCGCTTCTTCTAATTTAACTGTTGCTATTTCAACAATATTATATTCATGTCCCACAGCAGCACAACCAGATGTTAATATGGTTTCCATTAAAGTCTTAATATTTGAATCAGTATCTGCTATGACAATTAAACTTAATAATTGAATGTTATCAACTTCGTCTGCCATATACCATCACCTCACTTTATTATGACTTGAACGTCTCCATAAGCCGTAAAAGTTCTTCGATTTCTTCGCATTGTTGTCATGGTGAGACCATTTGCAGAACATCCAGCTTCAAGTATTCTAGTAAGTTCAGTCATGTGAGTATTACGATCTGTTTTTTGCTGAATTTTTCCTCCAAATGGTCCGCTACCTACAATAACATCATTATTTATCTCTGAAACTATAAGGATTTCTATTGCTTTAAAAGCCATTACTTTACTCCGTATTGCTTCATAAGTTTCATGATTTGTTTTTGATTCAGGTAAACACGCCCATCAGTTGTGTAACCATCCTTGATTTTCTTTTCAAGAAATTTACAATGATCACGCTGTTCTTCAGAGGCAAATCCTGAACCCCATCCTTCACGTCTTAGATTATCGTCTTGTTCAGTCCTTGTCTTCCCAAAGGAAGGGTTTTTGTCCTTCTTTATGTGAACGAACGCCATTACCAAGACCTCCTATGATGTAAATTTTTTGTTCAGGTTTAACTTCTTTTACGCTTGGTCCTGTAACTCTGTTTATCCTAATAGATTTCGGACTTGTCCCTTCTGGAACTACAACGTCCCATGCTCTTCGTTTAAACATATAAATTACCTCTTACTTTTGTTTTAAAACAGCTTCGAGCTTACTTACCCTGAGTTCATTGTTTGATGTTTCATCAATATCAATGAAAGTATTTTTGTCAATTTTCTTGTCATTCAGCAATGACAAAAGATGAGATGAAGATGCAATATCAAATTTTTCTTTTTTGTCCGGCATTTTAATGATCTCCTTATTGGGTGAGGCATAAGCCCCACCCGATTAAAAATATTTACGCAATAAATCCGCCACCGTCATAGTTCGGTCCGTCAATAGCGTCACCGTCAGCGGTAAGCTCGGCAGCAGCATCAGCAACGTCAAAATAATTACCTTGGATGGATACTCCGGTTGCAGATGTCAAGTAGATATAGTCACCAGCACCCGTAGGGCCTGTATCACTGGTGGCAGCCGCAAAATGACTGTCAAACACATTTATGTATGTAGATGCACCACCATACACATTAATATCAACAGCCCTTTCACCTGTTACACCCTGAAACACGCATTTTGTTGCATTGAGCCCTCGGCATGTAGAATTACTTCCTCTCATGCCAATACCCACTTCGCAACGGTAAAAATAACAAGCAATGACATCCATATACCATGAATCAAGATTATAGATACCTGCCGTTCCGTCGTCACCTTCAGCAAACCTGAACATACAATTCGCTATGACAGTGCCAAATGCCTCGTTTGTTCCACCAACACCACCATGAACATAAACACATCCATTGGTTGTAATGGTTGTGTCACCATTCTTATGTCGAAAAGAAAGGTTTTCAAGGGTAGCATAAGGGGCATTAATGGTAAGGATAGGAGTTGTAGCGGCCGCACTTGCATGGCCACCAAGAGAAACTCTATGCGCTTGATGACCTGCAAAACCAGTAGAAGCAAGAGAGCCGGGATGCACACCAACAAGAGTTACACCTTCACCTGTTCCTTGTTTAATGATACAATTAGCTGTCGTATAGGCTGTGTAAGATTGGGGATCACCACCAGAACTATTAGCATCCCTCGGACGAATATAAATAGTATCGTCACGTCCTACCTTGTCAGAAAGCAATGTATCAAGATATTTATAAGCAAGTGAAGGTGATTGCCCATTCCCGTCACTTCCATGATCGTAATCCACAAACCAAGCATTTCCCCATAAACCTCTAAATCCATGAGGCAGAATAGGGATGCCTGTTTTCTTGAATGTTCCATGTGTTGGCATAATATTATCTCCTTTAAGCCTTATGACCTATTCATAGGCTTATATAGAGGGGAGGACCGACATCCTCCCCAATTAGAGTGTTATTTAACCTTGTCGGAAGTTATTGATATTACGATACAACGTGACCGTACACCCATTGCCATCCCAGGAACCCACACCCACAGACCATGTAAATAGCCTGCTTCAGTGCGTAGGTATCCCAATCAACGGTGTCTTTGGTTTCCGGTGCAATAGCATTGATCCAGATATTATCTTTCATCCGTCTCGATTTAAGAGTCATGAACCAGTTGTTGGTATCACTATCGCTTAATCGAGAATAAGGGATCATGGCATATCGGCCGTAATTGAAATTCTCGTTCAATGCCGCCGTATCCAGACCTCTAGGAGTTTTGACAATCTCGAAGGCGGTTTCTTCCAGTTCATCAGGGAAAATCAATTCAAAATCGTCGTCTGTGTCAATCCTTTCGGAAATATCGTTCCTGAACTGTTTCATGATGATTTTTGTAGCCGCCACGGATGTTTTATCCATCGCAGAAGTACCGGAGTTATCAAAACCATAGGTTGTTGATGTACCGGACTTGGTTGTATGGGAACTTGAACAAAGGGATACACCCTCTTCTGACTCCATAAAATCAAAGGCCGTTGAAAAAGCATGATTAAACTGATTCGCAGCGTATTTCTCCATGACCCTATTTGCCGCCTCGATAAGACCTTCAGCAATGGTGTCAAAGACAGGATACTTCTTGGTATCCATCAACCGCCGTTCAGAAATAATCTGGCCTCCGAACTGGAGTGGTTCAACTTTGGTATAGTACCCAGGGCTGATTCCGAGAGTGGTCAAATAACCGTTAAACTTCGGAATATCAGGAATACTCCCTACATTGTAGAAAGACTCCCATGCCGAATCGGAATTAATAACCCTGAATAACTGATCCCGCATTTTGGGGAGTTGTTTGTACTTATTTTCTGCAACTTCCCTGTGCCGGGTTTCCAATAACTCAACAAAACTTGCTCGATCTAATGGGTTTGCCATAGTATTTTATCTCCTTCCCTTAAGCCCTTGTTGCCAGAGCAGAGAAATGAACCGCGTCAAAATAAAACTCAACGGTTTCTTTTCCCGCTTCTGCAAGGTCAAGGCGCGTTACGATAACTGACCATCTGTTCGTTCCGGCCAATACAGGGGCATCCGCACAATCAACAAAGGAAGCCGATACACCATCAAACATGATCTGGCTTGGGCCGAAGAATCTCATAGGAACTGCAACGAATTTATCACCAACAGCGATATCATTTCTCATAGCCTTGTCCCATGTATGGACAGTGGAACTTGCAGCGTCAAGCAATCTATAGGCTCCAGCGTTAGCTCCAGTCCTACAATAAATGGTAGCTGTAGGATAGGCTTCAGGAGTGAACTGAGTAGCATTGGTTGTAATACCAAGACCATCAGAACTGCCTGTAGTAACCGTCATAACTGTAGGCCCAGTTCCTACTGCTGCATTAAAGATTGAAGCCTTTAGAAGTGTACTTGGAGTAATTAGGGCAATCTTCGCCTTAGCAATCGAATCGCCTTTTGCCCAAATATCGCCTTGGGTATAATACTGGATACTAGCTCCATCATGTGCGTCCGCCGCACCTGGGTCTGTGATGTACTCACATTTATAGGTTGTACTACGAAGAGGGGTCAGTCTGTTCGTGCCGATACAGACCCCTAGTGGCATGTCGTTGTTTGTCTCATTGAATACACCTGCTGCATCCGGCAATATCTCAATACCTTCAGCGGGGGCAGATATATCGCAAGTGACAAGACTGCCAACATAA